TCAAACGTTTTAACACTCATATTATTTACCTTTTTATTTTTATACTGTTGCTATGCCGTTTATTACGAATTTATGAATTGCACCAGTTTTTGTTGCTGTGAACTCTATACCTCTTACGATTCTATCCGCCTTATCAATAGCAGGAATAGTCAAAATATCTGGCATAGTTATTTCGAAATCTTGGTCAATGATACCATTAGTAACCGCTTGTTCTAATGAAGCGTTAATATTGTTCTTTACTAAAGTTAACCCATCTGCTGTATATGGTATTTTATCGAATCTATTTGATATAGTTACCAATAATGAAGCTAAGTTTGCTTGAATATAGTATTCTAACCAGTCAAGTCCTACTATAATGTCAATGAATTCACCATTAAACATTCTACCGTCTATGGTTACATCTCTACCACCAAATGAAGTGTAATAGTTACCATTGTTAACTTGAATATTAGCCCTTTCTGTATCTGTTAAATTACTAGTAGCAGTTACACCAACTAGGTTCTGATAACACCATGTAGAAGATCCAGGGGTTGAAGGAATCATTTTACCAAGTAAAGCTGCTTCAGGATAGTTACTAGCTATCGGACTAGCACTAAACATACCAAACGTTCTATATGTATTGGTATTTTTCAATAACTCAAATATATTATCATTTGCATTTGTTAGAATACCAGCACTTGAGGAGCTTATACCCATTATTTTTTTCTGAGCTTGTACACTTGTTGAAATAGCTTCAATATCTGCATCATTAACAGTACATACAATAAGAGCATAGAAGTCGTTACGTTCTGAACATATCCTGTTATAAGCACTTACGTAATCAGCATCTGTATCCTGTTTTTGACCTATTAATATTTTAGGTGTTTTGATTACCTGTGCAAATATCTTACTTGCTTTTAAGTATTCAGGAGTATTAGTTGCAAAATCTGCAACAACAGCAGTTAAAGAAGTATATTCCTTAACGTTAGGATTCAAATCTGGTACACTGTCACCAAGAATCATTATAGTACCAAAATTATTGCCAACCGCTGTTACAGTTTCATTCGTTATATTTATATTTATTATTTGATCAATTAAAGCCATTTTACCTTATTTATTAATTATTTTATATATGTTAATTATATATCAACCGTTATTTCTGTTCCTGTATCAGTGTTCGTAATTACTAAATGTTCAATTATACCTACATTATCTTTAGTTAACATATTAACTAAAAATTCAACATCCATTGTTGATCTACTTTCTGTAATTACCTCTTCAAAAGTAGGTAATGCACTAACACCACTTAAAGTTCTTGTGTAGCTCATATCATCCCTAAAATGTAAGAAAGCCAAGTTAGTTCTTAAGTATCTTTCTACTAAGTTCAATAAGTCTTCAGTTTGATGTAGTTGATCAGAATAAGCTTCAATAGTAGCTACAAATGACAAGCTAGTTATTACATCTTGTATACCGTCATCATCAATCTTAGATTTAATAGGCATAGCTAGAACTCTAAACGTATTAAGAGATAAAGTAATAAAAGGTTTAGTAGGTCGTGGGCTATTCTGATTTGCGTAAATTACAGTAACACCAAAATCTTGTGTTACTAAAGTTATGAAATCAGCTAACCTTGTATATACTTCACTAATTAACATCTCTTTCGTCCTTCGTAACTACGGTTTCAAAGTGAGATAATACACTATTGTCCCATCTCTTAATCTGTGCCACCAAATATTGGTTATCATACAAAATAACAGTATCTGGATTATTGATATTATCCTCAGCACTTATTAATCTTGTAGTCGTATACAATGTAAACGAATCACTTGTTCTATATCCTTCAGGTAAAGTTTCTAACACTCTAGCTGGTGTAGGATGAACACTTGCTCTGATAACAAAATCACTCTCAATACCATCTTGCCATACATGGTCAATATAAGCTCCTTCACCTTTTCTAATAACGCTAACATTTCTTTTGAAAATACCTGTTAACATTATTTGACCTCAAATTGATATTGAATAGCTTTTTTCAAAAACCCTGTATCAATTAATGGTCTACTACTTTTTTTTCTTTTTATAGTTGAACCAGCATTAGGTAGCCAACTTGGATCACCTTTATTTATCTTAGTTACAATATCATCTCTAGCTTTAATACCTACTTTTGACATAGCGTTAATAGGTGTAGACTTACCTTCTAAAATATCAGTATAAGCTTGATCAATTTCTTTCTTCCAACCGTTATTCTCATCAGTTGTTGACCTCAAAAAAGATCTCGCAGGTATTTTATTTTTAGCTGTAATAACTCCAAATTCATTAGCAGCACCATAATCAGCTATATATTGACCATTTTCATTCTTACCAGCATCTTTTTGGATACCAACTTTAATAACAGTCTTATTTAAAGCTTTAATAGTTTGTTCCAATTGTTTCCAATAAGTATTTTTATCAACAATAGCTAATGACATCACAAACCCTTGTTCTTAATGGAATGTCACATGATTTAAGTAATTCCAGATATTGACGTCCGTAAGTTGTATCTGATAAACCTGCCGATCCACCAGATACACCTTTTGAATTACCATAACTAATACTAGCCCCACCTTCTGTTACACTAGATATGCCACCCGAAGATCCTGCGTATCTTTGCGCAATGTCAATCATGTGAGCAGCTCTATAAGCTACTAACGTATTACGATTGTCACCACAGAAGTTAGGAGCAATAAGTGTTTCGGCAATACTAATAATTACTGTGTTATCTAAACTAGAAAACTCAGGTGCAATTGCTAGTAATATATCCTCAACACTTATTGGCATTAAATACCTGTTCTGAAAGCTTGTGATTGTGGGTAAGCTACGATAACACCACCATATCTTGCATGGCATAAGATCTTATATGCATAGTTCTCACGAATTGGCGGGAACATTTCAAATGCAACTGGAACTTCTTGCCAGAATTTACGTTCTGATCTCGTATATACTACAAAACCATCTAAACCACCGAAAGCACCTGTTAACTCATTAGCTGCAATAACAGTAACACCCGGATTATTTTCCAAGAACCATTGTAATGCTGTTGTATCAGTACCAGCAGCATATTGCGTCTTCTGTATACGTAGATATTGAGCAATAGGTAATGCGATAGTATCTGGCACTTCTCTACCTTTAGTGTCTGTTATAATAGCTGCAATTGCTTCATTCAAATCATCAACCATTTCAGGACCAGTCTTAGCAGTCCACAACCTATCTGCAGCAAGTGCCCCAGCAACTGGTTGTACATCAATACTAGTATTAGTTAACCAACCTTGTACACCGGCATGGGAATTACCAAAGAACGCTAGTTCGTTCATATCTTGTTGAATAGCTTCATTAGCTGTTTGAATCAATCTTTGTTCAATACTCTTATTAGCAAATCTTGATGCTCTCATATCTTGTACAGAAATTAAGTAACCATCACCAAGAGAAACTATATTTGATGAGAATTGCTTACCACTAACGTTAACAAGTGGTGCATCATCAGCGTAGTTCGAAATTATCTTTGATCTACCGTTTGAGTCATATTGCGTGTATGTTACTACTTCAGCACCAGCATCAGTTGTTCTACTTACTGGAATAAGTTTGAATGCAGATAAAGGGGCATATTCTACATCGTACGAGCCTGGCTTTATTGCTTCTAGTTCACGTGCAAAAAAAACTGTTGATGCAACGTCATTATTTGTGTATTTTGTTAATTGTGTCATTTATTTATATCTATTAATTAATATGAAGGTACTGCTGGTAAAAACTCCAATAGAGCTTTTTCACCGGCAATAGCGCTTGTTAAAAAGAATCCTACTTGATATTCAAATGGTGCAGGTACGTCAGGTAAAGTACCAACTCTTCCTGAAGCTTTTGCGAAAGCAGGGTCTCCTACTTCAACATCGTCAATAGGGATAACTACTATTCTTCCAAAAGTTAGTATGCTAGCCATAGTATCTATAGCGTAATAACCTTCAACCCTAGTAGGGTCATAAACAGTTATTCCACGAGCAATTTGAGTTGGTTCAGCACCCCAAGGTTCAACACCCCAAGATCCATTAAAAGTATCAAGTGTAACTAATGTTCCAAATTGTAAATTAGTATTAGTAGGCCAACTATCAATCCTTCTTATTGAAGTATCGTCTACTTGCCCTACTTGGTTAGTTTCAAAAAACCTATCGTATGCTGCCATATTGTTTAAACTCTAACTTCTAGAAGTACTTTTTCACCAACTGCGGCATTTGATAAGAACACACCCACTTTAAATTCGTCGCCCGGATCTATTGGAGCAATTCTTATTTGCCCATTAATACCCGCATAAGCAAAATTACCTTGAGTTATATTATCAAATGCTTCAACCATAATCCTACCAAAAGTTAATACGCTAATAGTTGTATTAGCTTTATATTCACCTTCAATTTTAGTTGCATCATATACAGTAACACCTATAGCACCAAAATTAGCTTGTCTTGGCTGAACTTGTCCTTCTACAATACCTGTAAATGCAACTAATTTACCAAACTCTATATCTTCAAAAGCCGTATAACTATCGACTCTTCTCATTGAACAATCCATTAATTGTCCAATCTGGTTAGTCTCAAAAACTCTATCGTATGCTGCCATATTATTTACCTAATAGTTTATTCATTTTTTCAATCAACTTATCTTGATCAAAACCTAATTTGTTTTTAGAAGAATCATTTCTTGATAAGTTAGGCATAGTAAAATTAGAATCTTCTTGTTTCATCTCGATAATTGCATCAAACCGACCATGAACGTAAGAATCGCTCTTCTCATCTAAGTTAATTTCATGATCAAAATGCTTAATAACATTTTCCATAATTTCTCTTTCTGATTTATCGATTAAATCGTTTGAATCTAAAGCAACAATTTTACTTACTTTATCTAGTAGTAATGTCTTAGCTCTAACTTTATCAGCTACAATTGAATCAATGTTAATCTCATTAAGCTTAGCTTTTAGTTCGGTATTTTCAGCTTTCAATTGATCGATTTTTGCAGTATACTTATCTAAGTTAAAAGCATCTTTGTTAACTTCTGTTTTTAAAGTTAACTCTTCTTTAACTTCTGTATTTTCTTGATCGTTATTAATCATGTTTTCGTTCTCTGTTATTTGAATTAATACGTTATTATTGTCTTTATGGTCTAAATTGACTCTAGCTGTTCTCCCCGCACGTCCTTGATCAACTAAAGCTAGATGATTGTAATCAACATTCTTTTGGCGATGAGTATATTTCTCACCATTGTAAACACCTGATTCCTCAATTACATCTAAGGTATATCCAAGAGAAAGTTCTTGCTTACCACGTTTTATTGCTTCAATAGCATCTTTATGAGTAACAGTTAATGAGACAATAATTGAATCGTCATTAACTGTTACTTCCTCACCTGTCATGCCAACTATTAATGAATTAGCATTATCCACATTAACTAAATCTCTTGGGTGTTCGTTTGTGATTGGAATTGTTTTTAATGTATTTAAACTGTTTTCAGTTAATATGTCATCAGGGTGTCTTAACTCATATCTGATTGACCCATCATTATTTAAATACATAAATACACCAGTACGAGTGGCAATAGCTTTACCTTTAAGAAAACCTTCTTTGGTCTTCTTAATCTTTGGAATTAATATTTTGTCAATTCTTATGTCCATAATTAATAATTTTAACATATTTTAACATGTTAATCAATAATTATGTGTATAACTTTGTGGATAACTTGTGGATAACTTTATTTTAATATAGCTATTTCGTCACATCTGCATTGGTAATCTTGTCCGGGGTGTTTTTCTACACCACCTATAGAACTTCTTTTCTTCCATTTCTTATCATCAACAGAATCTTTATAAATAGTAGGATCGTACCAAGAACATATTTTTTCATTTAAAACCTTGTGGGATGCTCTAACACGTTCATCATTACTTGTTAACCATTTATATTCTGTTATACCAAGACTAAGATGCTCATCACGTACAATATCAGAATGAAGCTTACCTATTTGATCACGTGCTATTAACCTAGCTCTATTCTCGGTAATACCAAATTTATCTTTTATTTGTTTGCTTATAGAGTTAGCACTTAAACCACTTCTGTAACTATCTTGAATAAGAATTGCTACATCATCAAGGAACTTATCCTCAATTGAAGTAATTAGTCTGGCATTAGTTAAAGTTGCTGATTTCACAAGTTCTTGTAAATTAGGTCTTAGACTGTTAACAAATA